TCCACCTCATGACACCCGTACCCTCTGATGTGCTGGAGACGAAGAAGCTGTTTGACAATTTGTTGATGAACTACGGCCATGCGGGTGACGTGTTCATGCGTTTTGTCATCCCTAACCTAGACGAGGCTAAGAGGATATGGGAGAACACACGGGACAATATTTACAAAATGGGGGACTGGACTCAGACTGAGCGGTTCAAACTCAACAACGTGATCTGCATCATCGCTGCTGGTGCCATCACAAACCAGATCGGGCTGACCAGCTACAACATCAAGAGGATCTTGGATAAGCTCCTTGCGCTGATCAAGCGGGCGACGGTAGAACAGAGTGTGTCTGCGACTACGGCGGTGTCCACCGTTGCGTCTTATATCAACAAGAACATCCGCAACGTGCTGATTGTGAACAGGAAGCCTGCGGCGGTGGGCATCAATGACAGGCCCGCACTGGAGCCTATGGGTGAGTTGTTGGTACGGTATGAACCTGATACTGACACGCTGTGGATTACCAAGAAGGAGTTCACCAAGTGGTGTGCACAGGCCTACATCAACGTGAAGGAGCTGTACTCCTCCTATACCCGTGAGACGGGTGGCACCATGACTCTGACGAAGAAGCGGATGGGTGCAGGTTGGCGCAGTGACTTCGGCCCGGTAGACGCGATCGAGTTCCCGCAGGCCAAGAAGGCTTTGAACCTTGACCTCGATGTCTCAGCGAACCAAGCAGCTACGTCTGGTTGACGGCAGGCTAGTGCACCGTGAGGCTGAGTACCAGCTCCCTGAGTGGCTGGAGATCGGGCAGAGCTTCTTCCTGCCCACACTCAAGAGCGACGAACTGGTCACCAAAGTCAAAGCACGTTACGCGGCGCGGGGCATTCAGGTGGTGCACGAAACGCGCATCGAGGCTGACCACCTTGGCATCAGGGTCTGGAGGGTGCTATAGTCCCGCCCGTCAATGGCTCACACCGTTTGACTGTGCGTCTCCTAGTTAGCCCCGGGTTGAGCTTGCTCCTCGGGGCACTTTTTTATCTCGACGCGTCCATCGTCCGCTGCTCCTCGGTCACCTGACGACGCAGTCGGTACACATCCCGAGCCAGATCGTTCTGTTGAGCACGTAGGTCGTTGATGATCACGCGCCGTTCTTCAGGTGACAGGTCCGTCATCTTGTCGATGGCCCGGGCCTGAGCGTTCAAAGCGCGGATTGCCTCCATCGTGCTACGCACCTCACTACGCACCACGTACAAGCCGAAGTTGTCCTTGAGGAACTTCTCTGCGTCGTCAGGGTTGTTCTCCAGCTTGCGCCTGTACGAGTTGTAGACCTGCTCGACAGACCTGTCGAGGTTGTAGATCTCGTCGAGGTAGCGCATGCCGACCGGGTCCTTCATCACAGCCGAGGCACCTGTGAGCTGAGCCGCAATCGTCTGGTGCAGGGGGCGGTCAGTCCGCGTGGGGTTCACCATGACATCAGCAACGCTCAAGGCGATACCTGCGGACATACCGAACATGCCGCGCACCAAGTTCTCCAGCATGATCGGAGAGACCTTCAGAGCCTCAACCCCTGTCGACGTGGCGATGTCAGTCAAGGTTCTGGACGCAGCCTTCATGGCTTCTGAAGTGCCGGTACCGTAGCGCTCGGACGGGTCGAGGGCCAACTGCGCCTGAGACTCCAGTGGGCGTCCAAGGAAGAACGAGTAGTTGGCGAGGTTCTCAAGGATAGGCTTCAGGACCTGCGGGGTGATGTTCGGTGCCGAGAAGATGTCGACACCGTTGAGCATCAGTTCCTTCAGCACCCGCATCGCGTCGCGCTCCTCGGGAGTACCTTGGAGCTTGAAGTACTGCACCACCCGTTCAGGGATAGCCTTGAAGAAGAACGACAGTTCCGCAGGCAGCGGGACAGCGGGCACGAAGCCAAGCTCCTTGCCACCCGGGATGACCCAGTTCCGGTCGCGGACGTAGTCGGGTAGGTTCTGGTACTCCTCGTCGTCCGACATCATCAGCGCGTAGCCGAAGCCCATCGCCGTGAGCACCCCCATCCGCTTGTAGAACAGGTTGCGTGCGTAGCCCGTCGTCGCGCCGATGCTGCGCTGGGCGCTCGGGTTGCCTGCCGCTGCGAGTAGGAGCTTGTCCATCGAGCGGGCGTAGGCGTTGAAGAACGGGATGGTGCGGATGAGGTAGTCAGCGGTCTTCGACACACCTCTGCGGCTGAAGTTGATGATCTCCCGGGCGCGTAGTTCAGCCAGTGCCCGGTCACCGGTCTCCTTCAGCGTCTGGTTGTAGATCGCCTCACGCACGGCGACGTCCGAGGCCTTGGCACCGGCCTCCATGATGCGCAGGATGGCCTTGCCGACGGAGCGCGGCGCGAGCCCCGTCTCCTCCAAGATGTTCTTCACATTGCCACCGATGATGGTGTCATAGGCAGGCACCACACCTGACTTGGCGAGATCCCTGACACCAGCGGACTGTGTCCCCTTGATCTCGTTCCACCAATTTCGAGGGAAGTTCAGCAAGATGCGGGGGAGCATCGCAGTGGGGTTCTTGACTCCCGAGTGCCCATACGCCCGGGTGATGTCATCAAAGACCTGTTTGATGGCGAAGGGTGGTGTGGCGGTCACGCCGATGCGCAGGAACTGCGAGAACTTCTGTGCCCCTCGGATAAACGCGGGTACATCTGTTGTCGGTGCACCAATGAACGCTGCGAGGTTGGCAGGGTCCGGGACGTAGAAGACTTTCTTCTGTCCTCTGACGTAGACAGGCGGAGTAAGTGCGCCTTTTTTGTTGTTGTCAACAGCGTCAGGGTTAGGAACAAACTGCGCGTAGCCAAGCAGCTCCATCTCAGGCAGCGCACTACCAAGTGCATCTGCCTTCATCGACTCATTGACCATCCAGTCCATGAGTTTTGAGAAATTCTCAACAGGGTTTTGTGTCTGACGGTCTTGAGAGCCTTTGTACTTCGCAATCTCCTTGAATGCAGCCAGCTTTGCGTTGGAGCCTCCACCCTGCGGAAGTGCCAGATTGTCGAAGTCATCAATCCGGGAGAACGGGACGTAACCTATCGCATCCTTCCACACTTGGGCTTTGGCTGGCGTGATGCGGCCAGCCTCAACCATTGCGTCGATCATAGCGAAGCGGATCTGGTCCAGCTTCTCACTCACTCCCTTGATGAACGCGTCAGACTGGAAAGCCTGCTCTGCTGTTGCAGCCTCTTGAGGAGTCAAGAAGAAGTCGAGCCCAGCGGCCTGCGGAGAGTTCATCAACTCATATTCGCGGTGCGAAGCCAGTGATTCACCAACTTGATTCTTGAACGTTTCAGGTGCGATACCCCGTGTCTTAGCCTCAGCAGCGATGTCTTTGAGCACCTGCTTATAGCTGATGTCCTCACCGTTATAATTCAGCGTCTCGACACTGAGCAGTCCGGTGGGGTCACGGCGCATGGTGCCGTACTCTTTCACCTCGCTGGCAAAACGCGGCGCATCCAGTGCCCGGGACATGAGGAATACCGGGTTGTAGTCCCCTCGGTTGTCGCGGATGCGGTTGCCATAAGCCTTGGTGAAGATGTAGTCGACGCCCGCCAGCAGGTCCATCGCCTGTGCACGGAAGCCGATGGCTTTATTACCACCGAACTTGGCGTCGAGTTTGTCCCCCAGCGTGCGCTCTTCCTTCTCTCCGACGAGGGAGCGGTACCGAGTCTGTCCGGTGGCGGTGCTTGGCTTGATCCCCGCTTGAATCGCATCGCGGATGAAGGCTTGCAGAGGGTCAAGGCCCATCGTGCGGATGGCACGGGCCAGCCCCGGCATACCGATCCGGTCAGCAACTCGGGCGAAGAAGTTCCCCAGTTGACGCAGCGTGGAGCCGGTGAGCTTGGTCGCCTCTGCCATCTCGGCAAGGGCTTCCTCCACTGCCAGCACACGACCCTCCTCGGGACTCATGCCCTCGGTGTCTTTCTTCCCGGTCTCGGATGCGAGATAGGCGTCTGCCGCTTGACGCACTGCCGTGCTCTGGTTGTAGAACTTGGTCATCAGCGCCCGGTACTCAGCGGGCGGCAGCAGGTTGGCTAGGCCCTTGTGGAAGACCTCATGGAAGATGGTCTTCTGTCCTTCGACACCGTCAGCGATGCCACTGCGGAACAGGTAGATCTTCCCGCCTTGGAGTGCACCCGCTCTGGAGCCCGGAGCCTGTTTGTTATCCAGATCCGTGATGTCGTCAAGGATAGTGATATCAGCTTCACCGCCCAGTGCCCGCTCGATGTCCGCAACGATCTTGCGAAGTTGGGCATCGGAGATGGCACCTTGGACGAGCGGGGTTTGAGGGATGGTGCGGTAGACAGCATCATCTCCAGCGTCCTCATCGCTCAAACGCCGGGTCCTGCCTTCCGTCTCAGTGTCCTCGTCAACCTCCTCAGTGGTCTCAACTCCCTCTTCTGCCTTCGCCTCTTGTTCCTCTACGACTTTGCCGTAAGCACGGTTGACAGCAGCGTCGGTGCCTTTCCTGTCGGCTTTGCGCCGAGTTTCAATCTCAGCGCCGAGCGCTTTCATTACCTCGACGTTGTCTTTGGCAGGGTAGAAAGAAGCACGGGCGTAGATCTCAGCAAGTTGACGAGTGTTGAGTTTGGTGAAGTCAATCTGCCCCAACTTAGTCAGTGCAGGGCGTAAAAAATCCTGTGCTTTTGGTTGTGCTGCTTTAAGCGCTTTTTCAGCATCTGCGTGCGCCTTGCGTGCTTTACCAAACTCTTTAGTACCTTCTTCGTACTTTCCAGATTTAGAGTCTTTTCTTGTCTCTTCTTCCTTAGCAACAAGCGCGTCGTACTCTTCCTCAGTCTTGGCGGGCTTCTTTGGGGCCTCGTATAGCACCCCTGCCTTGGGGTTCTCGACAGAGATACCGGAGAGGCTTGCTTCAGAGACGTCTTTGGCAATGCCAACGCGTCCCGTCTGTGACGCTTGGAACCGGCTGATCACATCGCTTGTGATGCCCAACGTTTCAGCAACCCGACGTACCTCCGAACCAGAACTCTTTTTCAACCCGACGAGTTCCGCAGCTTCACCGGCGGAGTATGTCGTCGGTAGGTATGTGCCGTCTGTGTCCACGCCGATGTAGGTGAGGACTGCCCGAAGCATCTTGGGGCTACGGTCCTTGAGTGCAGCACGAACTGACGGGATGTCAAGAACGGGGCCAGCACCGCCCGCTACAAACACACCAGTAGCCCCCGCCTTCTCCAGCTTCTCCTCAAGGGAGCCAGTTTCCTTGGGTAGGAGTGCGTTCAGTTGCTCTTGCAGTGCATCGAACTCCTTACGAGCCTTGGACTTCGGCGCAGGAATCCTCTCACCCTTCAGACGCAACGCGTCCATTTTCGCCCTGATCTCGTCAATCTGCTTCTGGAACGCCTGTCCCATAGCAGTGGCGGGGGCTTCAGGTTCGGTCAGTTCAGCCCGTGCGCGGTCGGCAGTCTCTTCGTCAATCAGGCCCGTTGCCAAGGCACGGTCGATGTCATCCTCGGTATTGAGGGCGGGGGTCTCACGACGCACACCACGTTTGGCCCGTGCAGCAGCACCTTGGGATACAGGGGCGACGTAGGTAGCCGGGGCAGGGGCCATCGTCTCAGCGATGGCACTGGGGGCTACTGAAGGGGGCTCGCCTGCTTCTCCGCCAGCAGGCTGTCCAGCATCCTCGACAGGAGGAACCACTCCGCTTGGCTCAGGGGCTCCAGCCCCTTCGGTGGGGGTGACGGCAGCGGGTCCGCCAGCCACTGGAGCGCCTGCTCCACTTGGTTGTTCGACAGGTTCGACAGCACTTGGAGTCTCCGGTTCGGGCACCGCAGGTGCCGGGGTGGGCACCGCAGGTGCCGGGGTGGGCACCGCAGGTGCCGGTTCAGCCGCCACGGGCGGCGCAGCGGGTTCAACGGCGGGTGCCGTAGGTACCGCAGGCTCAGGCAACCGCGCCAAGAAGGCGTCGATCTTGGCGGCTGTTTTGGCGCTTGCGTTGGAGCGGTTCTTGTATCCCTCCAGCACCGTGCGGATCTCAGGGTCCGTGACAGACTTACCAACCAGTGCGTCGTGGATCTTGCCCTTGGTGAATCCGATGGTCTTGATCGTCGCGCTGTCAAGCACGTCAGGCAGCGGCGCAGGGGCACCCACCTTACGGACCTTGGGCTCTTCGACGGGTGGTGCAGCCGCAGGAGCAGCCGCAGGGGTCTCAACCGCAGGCGGGACGAACTCTTCGCGCCGCACGATCTCAGCCTGCTCGACCTCTTCAGCGGTCAAGAACTGCTTGGCACGCTCAGTCGACAGTCGGTTGGCATTGACCTCAGCGACGACGATGGCCTTGCGCTTCTCACTCGCCGCTTTGAGCGCCTCGTTGCGCTCCTTGGATTTCGGCAGGCGCTTCACCTCCTCGCTGTAGCGGACAAGCTCCGCGTAAGTTTCAGGCAAGGGTGGCATCTGACGGGCGGCCTCCGCCGCCTGACGCTCGGCCTCTCGCTTGGCCTTGACCACGTCGATCTCGGTCTGGCCTTCGGGCGGCACCGGCTCACCAGTACCCCGGGCTCGACGACCCAAAGCGAGGTCAAAGAGACCCTGTGCCAGACCACCCACGGCACCGCCGTAAGCCGCCTGCTCACCAAGGCCCTCGATGAGTTCCTGCTCGGGCTTGTAGACGCCCCGGGCAATCATGTTCTGGGCAAGGCCTGACGCGGCCTCCTGAGCGGCTTCCTCGCCGCTTGCGATGGCGATCCGCTTGATGCGGTCGACCGCCGTCAGAACCTCACCTTCCGGCACGCGCTTGAGAATGCGGAACGGCGCGAAGACCTCCAAGGCCCCCGGCAAGGTGCCCAGCGCGGTCGCTGTGGAACGCTGCTCTTCAGTGGCACCCTCGGTCTCGGCTCGCGTCCGCGCCTCGCCTGCACCGGCCCCAACGCCAAGGCCTACGGCAGCAGTACGGCCCGCCAGACCCAACGCCCCAAGGGGCAACATAGGCAAGAAGGACCCAAAGGCCTCACCGAACTTGCGCCCGACCGTGTCCCCATACCCCGGAGCCGGGGCGAAGGGTGCCTTGGCAGCGCCAGCCACCTGGGCGATAGTCTCCCGCGTGGGCTTCTCGTACTCCTCCGGCAGGAGGGCTGAGGCACCGATGGCGGCTTGCTCTACGAGCCCGACCGCACCGGGGATGACACCCTTGAAGGCTTCGCCTACTTGGCCGAAAAAACTCGTCTCAGGGACCTGCCCTGCTTCAGGCGATTGCGCCAGCACCGCCTGAATGACTTGTTCCTGTGTCGCACCCGGTGGCCCCTCGATCTCATACGTCTTACCGTTGGGGGCCGAGATGCGATAGGTTGTCATGGCTTTTCGACTACAGTAGCTGTACCCCACCCTTGGGTGGTAGCGCCCGGGGCCGCACTGGCTTGACCGGAGGTTGGACTCATTCTAGCTACACCATACGCCTGTGCAAGCGCATTGAGTGCCGCCTCAGCGTCTCGAACACGCTGTTGGGCTCTAGGGTTGCTTGGCGCAATAGCCAGAAGTTTCACCGCTTCTTCGTATTCTTTAGCCAAACCGGAGTACTTCGGGTCTTGACGCATGATTTGCATACGTTTGAGTTCAACAGATTCCTCCGAGGAACCACTGGTGGGTCGTGAGGCAGCAGTAGCAGAAGCATCCGCACTGATCCGACGGGTCTCCAACTCGTAAGATTTCTCGTTCATAGCAGCGCGAATTTCCGCCGCCTTGAGCTTCGCCCGTTGTTCACCCTCGGTGTCCTTCTCCGCACGTGCCAGACGTGCTTCAGCTTCTGCTCTGGCGAGTTCTTGACGGAGTTTGACGAGGTTGGCTTGCGCTTCCCTACGCCCCTTCTGCTGACCTGCACGGGCTTTGACCAAACCAGTGGCAGCGCCCATCAGCGTGTCACCAAGTCGATCTGTACCCCTCATGCCCTCAAGAATTGCAGCCATGAGTTCGGGGTTCTCGAAGATGTTCTGCTCTTGTTGCGCTTCAAGTTCCCGCATCTGCTGTTCCGCAGGGTCCATCGACGCTTTCAGCATCGCGTCATAGGCTTGTCGTGCTTCAAGGACTCGGGGGTCTACCGCTGCGGTGCCCTCAACGTCCTTTGCCAACTGCTCGGTCATCCGAAGGTACTCTGCCAGTCCGCCCCTCTGCGGTGCGGCAGCATCACCAGCACCACCAGCACCGGCACCGGCACCGGTACCAGCACGGGGGGCAGGGGGGCGAGCAGGCGGAGTAGGGCCAGCGGGCGGCGTAGCCGCAGCGGCAGCGGCAAGGCCAGCGGGCGCAGCAAACGTGTCAGGACGACGGGGATCTTGGTACGCCTGAACTACTCCGGCTTGGTTTTCCCGAGCCGTGATTTTGTCCATAGCCGGTGTCAGACTATTCTGGCCAAACGCCTCTGGGATGAAAGGTAAAGGAACACCAAAAGCCCTAGGCCCCCGTGCAAGAGTGTTATATACACCAGCTAGTGCTCGAACTGGCATCGTGAATACGTCGTATCCAGCAGCAGCCAGTTTTTCTGCCGTCATGCCCATTGAGCTAAGCGCAGACAGAATACTCTGCCTGTCTTGTGCTTCTTGGCTGGTGGCTCCTTCCGCCACAAGGTCTTCATCAAGACCTTCAAGGTCATCTTCCGCCAGACCGCCGTCTCTGAACGCCACCATCCCACCACTGGCCATCCCTGGCACCGGCTGTTGCGCCTGTATCTGCTGAAGTGCCATCTTCAACTGGTCATAGATGGTAGGCGACATCTGCTGCGCCTGCGACATCGCCTGCTGACCCTGAGCAGCGCGTTCGAGATTTGCTGTCTTGACAGCCTCATTCAGCGCAAGCAGTTGTTGGAACGGCTGCGGTTGAGACGCCATCGGATTGGGGTTACGGGGGGCGATAGCCCCAAGTCCAGCGTTCATCATGGTCACTTCCCAGCCCTAGAGAAATAGTCCATCAGGTTGTACGCACCGAGCCCGCCTTGGAGCCCTGCGGAAATCGCTGACTGTCCTTCTGTGCCGGGCAGGTACGTGTTTGCACGTACCGGGAGCCCTTGCAACAGTGACGACATAAACGTCGCCGCCTCCCGAGGCGCAGCCACCGACTCCTCGAACTGCTTGAAGCCGAAGTCCAACGGCTCCTGTGCGATCCGGCGCTGCTCTTTGCCTGCGGCCAATTGATCGGCGAGGGACTTGAGTCCGTACTCGGCACCGAACTGCTGCGACTCTTCCCCGTACTTCTGCGCGGTGAGTCCTAGCGTCGCCTCACCCAACCGCTGCTCCATCGCCCGGTCGTAAGCAGACTGCAAGCCCTTGGAGCGAATGTCCCCGATCTGCGTGCCGAGATTCCTCTGGCGCTCGGCCTCCATGATGGCCTGCCTGCTGCCGCCGTAAGCCCCGGCACGGGCGAGCCGCCCCTGCTCCGCTTGGCGTGCAATGTCCGCTTCGCGTCGAGCTTCCCGAGCCTCGATGTCGGTCACCGCCGACATGTACGGCGACATGTAGTCCTGCACGGAGCCAACCTGCCCCAGGCCAGTGTTGAACTGCGTCGGGTTGTACTGACTGAGCGCACCGAGACCTGCAAAGGCCTGCGACTCCAGAGGCGAGTACCCTGCACCGTACTGACCCGTGGTGGGGTCCATCTGCCCAAACGCGAAGCGCTGGCCGGTGTAGGGCATGTACGGCATGTTCGCCGCTTCGAACCCCTTGCCCAACATGCCGTAGACGAACGGCGCGAAGTTGGGGCTCAGCGTCGACTGCGACGGATCGATGTCGGTCGGGGCGGTGGTAGTGGTAGCCATCACGCTTTCCTCTCAAGGGCACTCATCAGCCCGTACATGCGTTTGGGACCGCCAGCCTGCTGCACTGCACGTCGGGGGACGTAGGCTTCGCCGTTCGACACTCGGGCCGGAGTCTGTCCTCTGGGCCCACTGATTGTCGCTGGGATGCTGTCACTTGTGCCAGTCCCCGGACCACGAATCATGCGTGCTTGAGGCAGCGCTGCCGCCAGACCACGCGGCCCGCCAGCTCCCTTGACGGCTCGTTCGGTGAGAACGAAGCCGCCGTCTTCCATGTGGACGGGGCCACCTTGGGCAAACCCGTACACCCCCGCAGGACCGTCAACAGGTGCAGATAGTCCGTCAAACCCCGCACCTGTTGCCGGTGATACTCCGCTTTCTGGACCGCCTTCTGTAGGTGCAGACGGGGTAATTCCGTACTCGGCATAGAACGCTTCCCTGGCAATGTCGTCAGCAGAACGCGGTACTGCTATCGCATCAAGCGGCATAGCCGCTAATTCAGCGGGGGTTTTCTCTCTGCCCAGCGCATTCATCAGGCGACCATACGCAATTTCAGCGGCGTGCCCGAGGCCTCGGCCAGCGAGTCCTGTTGGACCATAACTACCCCTTGCCACCATGTCGGTCAGGACGTCGTTGATTTCCTGGTTGTATGTACCGGCACGTCCGGTAGGCGGCGTGTACTCATACCCGTAGTCGTCAATCGTCGCCTTCGTCGGCTGCGTGACACGCGGCTTCTCGGGCTCCGGCTTGGGTGCGACCGGCGCAAGGTTCGGCTCCGGGATGTCGTAGGCCAGCAGCGGGCCGTAGGGCCCCTGCGCCATGCCGTAGAGCAACGCCTTGACCGCCTCTTCCTCGTCTGCCGTGCCGCCGTTGGCGAGCCCCATGACGTCGGTGTAGCGCCCCAGGTTCTTGACCGCTTGCAGGCGGCGTGGTCCGGGCATGGCGTAGCTCACACCCCCGCCCGTAGCGGGACGAGCGCGCTCTCGGTCTTTGGCACTCGCAAGCGCCGCGAGGATGCTTACCAGTCCCTTGGATGAACCGGCAAAGTCAAAGATGGAGTCCAAAATACCCATGATGAGTCCTCACGGAAGAGTCGGTCTGGGGTCAGGCAGCGGCGCGACGAAGTTGACCGTCAGCACCGATGAGGCCCCAGCGGGGTAGGGAGAGGTTGCGGCAAACGCGTCGAGCTTGATGCTCGGTGCATGGTCGTCGATGGACGTGCGTAGCTCGATGTAGTCGCCCGCCGCCATATCAATATTAAAGTTCCAGGCTATCTCGAAATAATGGCCGTTGGCTGCGATTGTACTGATACGCGTCGAGTACGAAATGTCCGTGTTGTTACGCGCTATCCACAACGCAATTTCAGTCTTGCTACCCGTCGACGCCAAGATCTGACCACTGTACTGGAAGTTGTACACGCCGTTGACAGAAACGCTAATTCGCGACTTTGTGCTGGCAGTTCCTGAGCCCGTGCCGACGCCGGTTGCAACAAAAACCACTCCGACAGTATTAGACGCCGCGCCGATTAGCGTAAAATTTGTACTGCCTACGGACACTATGGTGTACCTGACGCCAACAACGAAAGACCCGGCAGTAACGGTTACGGCTTCTAGCGCCACCCCGTTACTCAAGTACGTGTTGTCAAACTCGACGGGATACGCGATGTCGTTGGCGGCGTAGATTTGATCCTGGGTATTGAAAAACACCCCGCTCGGGCAGTCGATGAACTGCCCGCCGTTGGGGCCGAGGATGTTGTCGAAGATGTTCGTCAATTGGTTGAAGAACAACCGCAGGACGTTGTTGTGATTGTCGAGGAACGTACGCGAGTACAACTCCGTCGGCAACGGCAATGCTGGGTTGTTGGGCTTCTTGAGAAAGTTGAAGAAGCTCATGACTTGCGCCCGCTAGGCCGCACGTCCATGCGCGGCGTACCCAGTTGCCACTGCACCCCCAGCCCGGTCGACGCAACGCGGAGCGACATCTGCCTGCCGCGCACGCGGATGTACAGGTTGCCGTCGTACGGCGTGACTGTTCCCGAGAAGCGCTCGATGCCGTTGTCCGCATCACGCTGCACGGTTGCCTCGTTGGTCAGCGCCACCGACATGTTGGCCGCAGGGCCAACATTTTCCACGCCCCGCGTGTAGCCCGAGCCCGAGTTCTGGAGCGGCAGCAGCGCCATCGTGATGGACTGATTTTCAACCGTCGCCGTCGAACCCGTGAACGTCACGTCGGGCAGCATCCGGCGCACGAACCCGAAGTTGTGCCCGTCGTCAATGTCGAATTGGGACGAGGTGATGTAGGCCTCGATGGGCGCAGCCTCTGGTGTAGACGCGTCATCGCACCCTGTCTCGTGGTTGAGCAGGCGGCGGTTGTAGTCCGCAGCGATGGGCAGGTTGGAGAGGACGCTGGCGTCGAGCCACGCGGTGCGCCCCAAGGAGCCGTAGTACCAGATGCGCTCAGCGTAGTTGAAGACCGCGTAGCGGTCGATCATTGTGGAGTTCGCAGAGCAGTAGAACCACCACACCTCGCTGAACTGCTCCACGGTAGAGGCGAAGACCTGAAGGTTCTGGTTCGCGTTGAAGTCGTCGAAGATGAACTTGCGGATGTCGCAGTTGAGCGTTTGCACGCGCCCGTCGAACATGTAGAACTTCTCATCCCCCATCCAGAAGGTGACGCCCGCCGCCACTGCCCATGCACGGTCGCTGACGATGGTGATGTTGTCCGCGAGGATCTGCGAACCCCACACGATGGGCGGGCCGAGGTACTGGAGTGAGTACAGCGCGATGTCTGTCCAGACGAGGAACTCCTGCCGAGTCTGCGCCACGGCGCGAATCTCGGAGCCCCGGGACAGTTGCAGGCTTCCGGCCTGATTCGTCGCCGCCGGGGTCCAGTTGGCTGCTGTCTCCTGATCCGACCAGCGGATCAGCATCGGGTTGAGCGCCGAGGAGCCGTAGTCCGTCGTGCCGAAGACCAACACGAAGCGAGAAGCGTCGGAGACGGCGCGGAACAAGGCCGCAGAAGGCGTGTCACTAGCACCGACAAGCGTGGAGATGTTGACGCCTCGTGCGGTAAACCCCGCCGAAGCGTCCCAGTAGTACACCCCGCCGCCCTTCGGTCCGTAGATCAAATCCTCGCCGAAGTTGTAGTGGTTCCACAGGTTGATCTGCGTAGGTACGAAAGGCGTCAAGCTGCCACCCCAGACGCCGCTGCCCCAAGTGCCGCCGCCCCAGCCCGTAAGAATACCCGGAGGTGGGTACTGAATCGGCGTGCCGATGTTGGGCTGATACTGCGCCGTGACGGAGCCGCCGCCGGGAGAGCCCGGTGATTGGTCTGTAGCATTCGCCAGCACGGGGGCGCCCGTGCTCGGGTCCCGAGCGTTGAACGTGTAGCTGTTGGCGTTGATGACCGTGGCTACTTGGTACTCCAGCTCAAGCACAGCCTGCGTCATGTTGCCGCCAAGGCCTGTGACGTTGTCGAACTGAACGTAGTCCCCTTCAAGCCGACCGTGACTGGTGTGCGCCACGGTAATGACGGCAGAGCCGTCAACCGCACTGAACGGGTTGGTCAGCGCATAGGTGTCAATTGGCGTGATGTCGTAGTACGCGCCGTAGTAGATGTAGTACTTAACCTCGGTGCCCAGACCGAGGTAGACATCCCAAGGCCAGAGCGCCCGTGCATAGCCGAGGAACTGGTCGTTGCTGACCTGCTGCCAGCCGCCGATCTTCTCAGGTTGCCCCGAGCGGAAGCGCACCTTGTCGCACTCGTACCATCCGCCTTCTGCGGAGTAGCGCGTGTTCTCCCGGAAGATACCGGACTTGAGGCGTAGCGCTTTCAGCGGCATGGTGTTACCTCAGAAACAGCGCACGCTCATCTTTGCGCCGCTTGACAAGACCCGGGAGTTCCCTACCGCCACCCTTTGTCCACTGCATGAACGCATCAGCGGCACCTCCAATATCCCCACGGTTGGCCTTCATGCGGATCTGACTACGCTGTAGATTGCCTAGCCCTGCGTTGAACGAAAAACTGACCAGAGCGTCGAAGCGCCCTTGATGACCAACACAGCCGGGAACCAGACGAAGAACACCTCGTTCAAAAGCAGCGACATCCATCGAGAATAGTTTCTCGATCTCTTCCTTGGACCAGACACGGTTGTCTTCTGGCTTGAGGGGGTATTCCTTCCTGATGAGCCCGGCATATTCATCCTTCCGAACCATAGGTAGACGGATCTGATCCTGATACAAGACATGGCCGTAGCCAATAGTCCAGATGTGCGCAGGGCACAGGTAGGGCTTTGTCCTGTAGCCCTCATACCTGTGCATCAAAGCACTCCCCTCTGGACTCACCTTCACTTCTTGCTCCACTGCCTGCTGCCGAACCAGAACCCGATGATCCCGCCCAACATCGCCATCTCGTCCTCGCTGAAAATGATCGCAGTCACGCGGATCAGGTCGTCAACGCTTTGGATCAGGCCAGGGTGCTTCCAGACATAGAGCGTCAGCGCAGCGTTGATCAGCACAAGCTCAATGATGAAGATGTAGGTCACCGTGGGGCGCACGGTCCCCACGTAGTTTGCAACCCAGCGGCTGGCTTTCTCCAACACCTTCTCGTCATGCTTGAGCGCAGCTTCGGTCATCTGCGCCTCAGTCTGCATCGCTACCTGCTCAGTGCGGATCTCCTCCATCTTGGCTTGGGCGGCATATCCCTGAGCCGCGAGCTGCAACTCGCGCTCCATCTGGACGCGGGTCAGTGCAAGTTCGTGCTTCTGATCGCTCTTGTTCTGGAAGAACTCAAGGAGCTTGGGTAGGCCGCTGATGAGCAAGCCGCCGAGGGTGGAGAAAAGACTCAGCATGTTTACCCCTTGGTCGTGATCACATCATCGCCACGCTGAACAGTGACCTTGTCACCTTCCACATTGACCTTCATGGGCGGCTCCTGCCGCTCAGGCTTGTCCAGTCGGTCGATCAGCTCCTTGATGATGGTGATCTCAGGCTTCTCTTCCTTCTTGGTCTCGTTGACGATGCCGTTGACCATCTGGATCAGAGCCATCGTGGCGGTTGCCACAAGGCCGATGACAGCAGGCAGCGCTTCGGATGCGAGGAAGGCTGACGACACCACGCCGACCAGCACCAGCAGGAAGATCCAGATGATGGCCGTCTTGCCTATGGCCTTGGCGGCAACTTCCTTGGCCGTAGCCTGGGCCTCCAGGCGGTTGAGTTCGACCTCTGCCTGGGCTTTCAAGGTCTTCAGATCAATCGGTTCCATCAGAGCAACTCCGGCTTACGAAACACACGTGCAGGAACTTTGCTGAAGTCCCCGTCCAGCCACGCGATTTGAACAGACTCTCCCACCCAAAGCCAGCACCCTGGCACACGCACCGGGGGTTGGAGGTACACCGCCCACCGAGCGCTCCCTACGCAGGGGCCTGCCTCGGCGTAGAGTTCCACTCGCGCATCGCCTTCACGGTACTCCGCTATGGGGGCAGGAGCCACTGCGAGCAGCAACGCGACGGCGAGGGCGTTCATGGGTTACTCGTACATGACATTAACGGAGCCAGCGTCGAAAGTATCTGCACTATTCACATTAGTAAAACTTAGTTGTGTCAATACGTCAGATAGTGTTTTGACGCCCGCAGAAGAAGTAGTAGATCCGGCAGTTTCAAATATGTTTGCAGACATTGTCCAAGTATTACCGTCTATATTTGTCAATACTACCATACCAGAAGTAGTAGAAGTGCTAAGGATTGTCCTAGTTATGATGAAACCTGTCGTATCTGTAGCCGCCCCAGCACCAAGCTGCGCACAAGAGGCGTAGCTGGTAGTTTCAATCCCGCCAGAATCCCCAATACGAACAAGCAAGTTATTAGATCCGCTAGTACTTACCGCAGACAACATCACCGTAATGCGCTTTACCCACGAGGGAATACCGGTAAAAGTGATCGACGTTCCAGATGTCGTAGGCTGCGCCGTCATCCGCACCAAAGCCCCGCCCCGCAGCCCAGCAGGCGTAATCGCTCGCGTCGTGTCGGTGCCCGTTTGCACCTCTGCCGTGGTGGCGAGTTCGACGACACCCTTAGCGGTATCTGAGGCGTCAGGGACAAGCGTCGACAGGTCTGCCGCCGTCCAATCCGTCCCGTCCGAATACAGCACATTTCCCAGCGTCCCAGGCGCAGGGAACACCGACAGCCCCGTCCCCCCGTTCGCCGCCGGCAACACCCCAGTCACGTCCGTCGTCAAGTCGACCTTGCCCCAAGCAGGCGCGGTACCCACACCCCCGGCACGCAGCACGTTGCCCGTGGCAACACTGGCGAGCTTGGCAAGCGTCGTGGTTGTGCCCGCGTACAGCAGATCGCCCACAGCGTAGCTGCTCTGCCCAGTGCCCCCAGAGGTCGCGGCAAGAGCGGTTCCAAGGGTCAGCGACCCAAGGTGGTCAAAGGCGTAAAGGATGTCTGTACCGTCGCTGTATAACGGCACCTTCTTTCCCTGCGGGACGAGCACACCTGCGGTGGCCTGAAAAGAAAGCGTGTAAGCGCCAGAGGTGTTGTTATGAACAAAATACAGCTTGCTGTTGGTAGGGACCGTGACCGTGCGGTTTGCGGGGAGCGTACCCCCTACAACAATAAACATGTTGCGGGCATCGTTTACGCTTTGTGCGCCGTCGTCAATGGTCATCGACACATTGCCTGCCGTAACGTCGACAGTCTCAACACCGGAAACCGCCACATCCACCAGCGCCGTGATCCCGTTGTTGACCGTCGTACCCCAACCTGTAGAACTCAAGGCAGGCTGGGTCAGTCGCAGATTCGTGGTGAACGTCGTCATGATGACCTCAAGTTTGGATCTCGACCCAGTTCGGGCCCTGCGCGTCGTTGATCTGCACCCATCCCGGGGACTGCGCGTCGGTGACTTGTACCCAACCCGCAGACTGCGCGTCGTTCACGCTCGTCCAGCCCGCAGACTGCGCATCTACCACATTCTGCCAGTTTGCGCTCTGGGTGTCATCTATCGGATTCCAGAGGTAGCCCCCAACGACGACGTCGGTGATCGCGCCGGTCTCGCTGAGCGAGACATTGAAGGTCGAACCGGCCACGGCAGGAGTGCCCTGCCCAATCGCCGAGGCGCTGAAGCTCGCGTTGAAGGTCGACGCTGCGACAGCAGGGGCGTCAAGCCCCGAGGCCGTCTCACTGACCGAAGAGACGAAGATGACGAGCACGGAGGTAGCGTCGGAGCCCGTTGCAAGCTCGGCCACAGCCGTGGCAAACACCATCTGCGCGGCCAGCGCATCGGCGGCTGTAGCCGTGTCGGAGAAAGACACCGGGAACACCATCAGTGCCGCAGGTACATCCTGCGCCTGCACCGTCTCGTTCAAGACCGCACCGAAGGTCGACGCCGCAACAGCCGGGATATCCAGTGCCAGGGCAAGCTCCTGCACTGCTGGATTGAAGATCGACGCTGCTACGGCGGCGGTGTCGCTGAGCGTTGCCGTCTCGCTGAGGGACGTGGCGAAGGACATCTGCGCGGCGAGGGCATCCGCGCCCGTGGCGGTGTCCGAAAAAGACACCGGGAAGATCACCACCGCCGCAGGAGCATCCGCACCCGTGACCGTATCACTGAGCGCCGCGCCGAAGGCCGAGGCCGCTACCGAGGGCAGATCGAAAAGGGTTGCCGTGTCAGACAGGCTCGAACCGAAGACCGAACCCGCTGCATCTGGCGCGTCCGTACCTACAACGATGTCCGAAACCTCGGCGCTAAACGACGACGCGAGAACTACAACTGCGTCAGTGCCTGTTACTGTATCCGTGAAGCTGGGGGTAAAGACCGACGCAGCGACAACGAAAGCATCAGCACCTGTAGCCGATTCAGAAACAACCGTTAGAACTGCATACCCAGCGGCAATCCCATCGGACGCTACGGCGGTGTCGGCAAATGATGACGTGAAGTCCACCAGGGTAGTGGGAGAATCTACAAGAGATGCCGCGTCAGAAAGAGCAACGCTAAGACTCGCCGTAACGGTAAGCGTATCTTGTATACCAGCAGTTTCAGCGGTTTGGGCGCCGAAAACAGACGCGACTACCGACGAAGCATCCGCACCCGTGGCGGTGTCAGAGAAGGCGGCGCCGAGCGTTGCAACTGCGCTGAAGGTATCCGCACCTGTGGCCGTGTCGGAGAGTGATACAGCGAACACAAGCCCTGCGGAAATGGCATCCGCACCCGTAGCGGTGTCGGAAAGCGATACGGCGAACACAAGGCCTGCGGAAATGGTGTCTGAACCAGTGGTGGTGTCGGTCAACGAGGCGTTGAAGGTCGCCGTGGCAGACGTTGTGTCCTGACCGGTAGCTGTTTCGCTCAGTAGTGTGTTGAACGTTGAGCCAGCAACAGTTGCCGTATCAGAGCCGGTAGCGCTCTCAGAAGTTGCAGAAAGGAAAATGCACGCCGCACTTAGCGCATCGTCGCCCGTGGCGGTGTCGGAGAAGGAGACGTTGAACGTCGTGCCGCCTGCGGCCTCGAACAGCCAGCCCAGCGAGCCGTTGTTGGTCGAGTTGGCCCCGGCGTACCACGTGGTGTTCAGATCGTAGGCGCGGATGCCGGTGATCGTCAGGTAGTCAGGCGTGGTCACCGTGCCCGAGGTTAGCACCAGCGTCGCAGGGGAGGCGGCAGACGTACCCGTCAGCGTCAACACTCTTCCGGCTTCACCAGCAGCGGTGAAATTGCCTACACGCTGCGTTGTGGTGCCGAAGGCGATGGTGGTGGCACCAGTGGCCTTGTAGGTGTTGGTGATGTTGGCGAAGGTGTTGTTGCCGCTGATGGTGAGAGTGCCTGCGCCGCCTTGGTTGAGGGTGATGCCGCTGTAGGAGGCGCTGCCGCCTGCGAAGGTTTTGGCTGATGCGGAGGTGAGGCTGATGGTGCCGGTTCCGGTGACGGTGAGGTTGGTGGAGGTACTCGCGTCCACCGCATTTCCTGAACCCGCAATAGTCCATGTTCCTGAACCTATGCCAACGGTTCTTGTGCTTGAAGTAAACGAACGCAACGACGAAGTAGCTCCAGATAGCGTCACATTGTATGTAACTGCATTAAACGTTCCAGCACTTATTATTAGTGCAGTTGCTGAATTAAAATTTGTTTGAAAGGCATCTTGTAGCGTCACAGAACCTGTAGGATTGTCAATGGTAAAACCTTGTGTAAATATCTTTCCGGCGCTAGTTATTGTTTGACTACCACGGCCCACAAAAATCAATGTGCCAGTTCCCGTCAACGTCGTGCCTGTACCATTGATCCAGTTGCCGTAGATTGTGGCCCCCGCCGCCGCCCCCAACGTCATCGTATTCGTCGTCCTAGCCGACATGTCGATGGTGCCGATGTTGTAGTCTTGGTTGACGGTGATGGTGGCTCCGCTGTTCAGCCCTGTAGCTTCAAAAAAGCAGGTGTCCTGTGCCAACGGGAAGTCGTTGATGTTTGGTGTGCCGCCGCTTGACGTAGCCCAGCCGATAGAGCCGCCCCAGTTGCCGCCAGCAGCAAGGTTCCAATACTTGTTCGCCGCAGCCGTGAACGTGATGCCGCTGTTGCCCTTGCAATCGCCAATGCGTGTCCCCGTTGCTGGCGCTGCTACACCGGCTATGGTGATGTCTCTGAAGTCAACGTCAGTGAGGCTGACAGCCGCGCAGGTCAATGTGCGTGTGGTGCCGATGATGTTAGAGCGAACGATGTGACGCCTCGTGGCGTTGGTGCCTGCTGAGCAGGTGAAGGTGCCTGTGATGGTCTGGTTGGCTGTGACGCTGATGATCTTCAAGCCAGTAGAGGTGATGCCGGTGAAGGACAGGTCGTTGAAGGTGTTGGCTCCGTTGAGGGTGACGGTGCCTGCGGATGTGTTAGTAAATGCAACGTTATAGAAGGTTTTGCCATTTCCTGAAAAGGTTGGGTTGCTTCCAGTGCAGTTAATTTGCGCAGTTCCGGCAACAATCGTAAGATCAGCAGATGTAGTTTCCGTAGTTCCAAACGCAAATGCGCCACTACTACCAGAAGTCGTTATAGTCCCGGACCCAAAGTCAAAGGTTCTTATATTAGAAGAACTGCAGGTAATTCCCCCACATGTCAAATTGTACGTTACACAATCAAAAACTCCATTAACTAACGTAAAGCCCCCTACTGTGCTCAAATCTAAAGCACTACCCAACACCCATTCACACCCAACCCCATCCAGCGTAATGGACGATGCCAACGCAACGCCATTAGTCGTCAACGTCAACCCCGACGTAGACCCTGACAGCGTGATAGCGCCTGTGTACGTCCGCGTCAACCCCGTCGCAGGCAGCGTCACGTTGCCGTGAATGCCAACAATAGCTGTGCTGCCTGCCAGCGTCACGTTGCCCACCAACGGGCCTGCAATGGTGAGGGCTTTGCAGCGAATGCCGCCAGTGACAGCGTTCACCGTGGCTGTGTAGGCTGTGGCGTTGGACAGGCTGTCGAAGACAACATCATCATGGCTGCGTGGCACAGCAGCGCCAGAAGCGCCGCCAGACGACGTAGACCAACGAGCGGTGTCGCTCCAGTTGCCTGTGCCACCAACCCAATAGCGCGTGCTGTCAGCAGGCTTGGCTGTGCGGTAAACAGGCGCTGCCGCCGTGCCTGTGCTGTTGGCACCAGCGTAGAACTCACCAGGGCTTGTGGCAGCAAAGCCAATGCTGCCCATAGCAAGGTAGTCAATGCTGTCTGTGCAAGCTCCAGCGAGGATGTGGGCAGTGCCTGTGCCGGTGAGGGTGACGACGTTGCCTACTGTACCCGTCACCGTCCATTTGCCGAAGGTCTGCGTTGTGGTGCCAAGGGCAATGGTGTGGGCTACGGTTTTGGTGGAGGCGAGTTCGGTGAATTGGTTGTTGCCGGTGATGGTGAGAGTGGACGTGCCGGTGGTGCCGCCGATGGTGAGTTTGTTGTAGGAGAGACCGCCGCCTGCGAAGGTGCGGGCGGTGGTGCTGGTGTCGGACAGAACGATGTCTGCAGTACCTTTGTAGAAAGCTGTTGGGGGAGCAGTAGTTTGATAATTCCAAACTGAACCAGTGCCTGATAACGTCCATGTACCAGACCCCATTTTTAATATAGTACCTATATTTGTGTTCTGAGAAAAAAGACCTGTCGTGACGTTGTACGTCACAGCATCAAATGTGCCAGATGTGAGCGTCAGGGTCGTAGCTGCCGATAAATCAAGAGCGTCCCCTAATTGAACAGTCCCAACGTCACAATCTATTGTAAAGCCCCAGCCGCCAAAAGAAACGCCGTTGCTGGTAATGGTCTGCGTGGTTCTCCCAGATAAAAACACTGTTCGAGCGCCACCAAAAGTGAGGCCAGTTCCAGAAGTCAAAGACCCGTAAAAAGTTGGGTTTTGCCCTAGCCCCACGCTTAGCGTCATAGCCGTCGTGCGGGTCGACGTATCAAGTGTGCCTACGTTGAACGTCTGAACCGTCACCGTCCCAGCAGAGCCAGTGTTGTCAAACACAGCCGTGTCCTGCGCCAACGGGAAGTTGTTGATGTCTGGACTGCCTCCAGAGCCCGGTGCCCAAGCCGTTGCAGACCAGTTCTGCGCCCCTGCAAGGTTCCAATACACCGTCTTCGCCGCAGGGAAGGTGATGCCGCTGTTGCCGCCACAGTCGCCTGCACGGGTCGGAGAAGAGCCTGCTGCGGTGCCTGCAATGGTGATGTCGCGGAAGTCGCAATCGTCGGCACTGAGCGTGCCGACTGTGAGGGTGCGGGTGGTGCCGAGGGTGTTGGAGCGGACGAAGATGCGACGGACGGCTGTGGCACCGGCGACGGTGAGGGTGCCGGTGATGGTTTGGTTTCCAACCAAAGCTAATTGTGTTAAACCAGCAGAAGTGGAGGCAGTTAATGTTAAATTATTAAATGTATTTGT